TTTAGTTCGGAAAGGTAAGATTTAATAACCCAGCGCAGACCCAGCAATAAACTGCTTGATACGGCGCAAACGCCAACGGCGACAGCGACCCACTCGTTCAATGTCATTTCGCATTAAGTCCATAATCAGCTTCGCTCCCTGACTTTGGATCTAATGCCTTGGCTAATGGTGCAACTAATGCTCCAGCCAATACTGCTAACTCTGGTCGAATATCAGCAACAATTGCCAATGCAACTGTAATGCCGGAGGCAGCCACAGCTCTTAGGTATGACTTAATAGCAGCCTTATGTTTGTTAGTTAGTTTCATGCCTTGCCTCCTAGTAGTGGTATGTCAAAGAAATCTGATTTATTGTCTTGATCTTTTTTGAAGCTGATATGAATGTGGTGATTGTGTTGATTAATGCCTTTGTATTTACGCCAACGCCATCCAAGCAAAGATGATGCAATCTTGCCCTGGTGTATTACATAACTGACGCGCCCGTTGGTTTTCCCGTATTGTCGAACTTGATCTGCCAAGTATGTTGAAAGCCCTTTGTCGTCAGAAAGCCGAGCGTCAATATCAATTGCTCGCACACATCCATTTGCTGACCAGTCTGGATTGTGGTCGCTTGTTCGTGCGCTATGTCTAGCATCACCAATCCACCCATCAGATTTACGCAAACGCTCTGGGAAGGAATCATCTACTTGCTCTCTAAATTGAACAGCAGATTTTGATAACCAAGGTTTCATTAGCCAAGAATCAATTTTGCTTCATCAGCTGTTAAACCAAGACGATTAAGAATTGCTTGGCGTTCAGCTTCTTTTGCCTCGGCAGCAGCAAGATTGGCTTCGGTAATTGCTTTGTCGGCTAAATGTCTTTCATATTCAGCAGCAGTCATTTCTCTTTCAATAACTTCGCCTGTTTCAACATTTTGTTCAACTACTAATGGTTTTGTTGTTTTTGCCATATTAATTCACCCCGTATAATTTAAGTGTTCCGCCATTGAAATTGTAATCAGAATAAACAGTTATTTTATTAACAGGATTATTTGCAAAAAATGATCCAAAAACAAAAAATCCAACATTTCCAACGCTAGATCTATTAAAACCACCATAAAAAGTAAAAGGTTTTTGTTCGCTACTGCTAGCATAATTGTCAATTTCTAAAACAAAATTTAATGGATTGCTAGTTGCAACATATCCATTATTATCATCTGGCCATAAAGCATAAGTTGATAATGTATTTGTAGTATTACCAGCGCATGTCCATTGATAACCAAGGTTTAAGTCAGTTGTTCCATCTTGCGGATAAATTCTGACTGAGGCTGTATTAGTTTTACTAATTGAAGTTCCTACCAAAACCAATTTTTTGTAAGTTTGATTTATGCTTGACAGCGTATAACTACCTGCTCCATTGGTTGAAGTAGTTGAAAGTAAGGTCATGCCACCGGCAGCAGGAGTTGCCCATTTTAATCCTGTGGCTGTGGAACTATCAGCAGTTAAAACTGTGTCATTTGCACCAACAGCTAATCTTGAAACTGTATCTGCTGCGGTTGCTGCAATAATGTCGCCTTTAGCATCTACAATGGTTTTTGCTATTCCAGCACTTGCATTGTTAAAAACTGTAGTGTCAATGGCAGTTCCAAGCGTGCGGATTGCAGCTGCGCCATCTTTAACCAAGTCTGTATCATCGGGGGTTTCCCAATTGTAATTCGTGGTATTTGCCATTTTTCTCCTATTGTCAGGCTACTATTGTAGCGTATTCCCAAGTCAAAGTAGGGTCTAGACTGTTCCAAGTTTCAGCAACTGGAACAGTATTCCAACGCATTGAAGTTTGACTAAAATTGACTGGGGAAAGGTTAATAGTCAAAAACAATTCATTAAATCTAGTGCTCCAACGCCAACCTTCAACATAACCTTCAAAAGTTCCATTGCTGATTTGACTCGGTAAATCAGAAATATAGATTGGCTGACCTACAAATATGCTCAACAAAGCATCTCGGTCAATATCATCAATTTCAGGGTTTGTAATAGGAAAGGTAATGCTGTCAAATGTTGGGTATGGAAAGGCTCTTTGACTAATATATCGATTTGCAACATCTTGAGCATCAGAAGCATCATGAATTAATGAGTTAATGGTTTCTGATCGGTAGCCATAAGTTGCAATTGAGGTTGCGCTAGTTGCGGTTTTTTGAGATCCAAAATTGTTGCCGTAATTGATATAAATATCATTGCGAACATCTGAACCTTTAGTAATAGTTCTAAGTCCTGCTCCAATAGCATTATTGGCTGAAAGTTCGGTGTATCCATTAGCTGCTAAATAAGTCTGCCTGTGATCGGCATCTGCGTAGCCAATGTTTCCTTCGCTATCCTCATAAAGATAGCCAAAGGCTGAGTTAGCAATTGCTGAAGCAATGTTGTAAATAGTGTCAGGATTGACCCCTCGGTTTTCCATTTCATAAAGTCCAGGAGTATCAACCTCACCTAAACCTACATTTTCAGCATTAGCCCAAGTGGTGGTTGGATCATAAGTTGCCCATGTTTCAGCAGCTGACACTTCATTCCAAGTATTAGTCAAAGAATAGGAAAGCAAAGTTAAAATTTGATTGCCGTCAAAATCTTGACTCAAAGTGCCATCATAAACTTCTTTTGCAAGTTTGACTAAAGCACCCATTGCTAAAATTGAATAACTTACAACAGTTGCAACTGAGCCCGTGGTTGCCACCTCAACAGTTATGTCGGTTATGTTGCCACCGAATAAAGTTTTATATGTTCCTGTGCTGTCCTTGACTTGCAAGGTCATTCCATCATTAATAGCAAATGGCAATGTTTGACCAGATAGGGCAACTACCTCAACCTGTAAATAGGATGGGTTTGGCTGAGTGTAAATATCATCTCGACCTGCTTGATGAGCAATATCTGAAATGGCTATGTCGGTGTAATCAACTCCAGCGACAGTTAATTTCCAGTCAGGCGTCCAGACTGTCATTAGTTGCCTTTGATGCCGTTATTGTAAAGCTGAGGAACTGATCTTGATGCGCTTTGATTTAAGACCTTAGCAACAGCTCTAGCAGAACCTTCAGGATCAACTGATTGAACTTGAATGTTATTGTTAATAATAGTTTGCCCTGGAGCACCTTTACCTGATGCTGCACCACCTGCAAACTTAGGAGTTTCACCTGTTGCAATGGCTACTGAACCAAGACCAACGGCTGCTGCTGCGCCACCAACTAATAATGAAGTTCCGCCTGTTGCAAACGCTGTGGCAACTGATGCCGCTGCTGCTGCATTGCGTAAAGCAACCATTGCGCCTACTAATGTTTGAACTGCTGCAACAAATGCAAGAATTTTATTAACAACAAATACTGTGGCAATGATGCCTCCAAGAATTAGCAATTCATCTTTCATGCTAATCACAAATAATATGGTTGATTTCAGTTGCTGACCAAACTCATAAGCACCTTGGGTTGCTTCGGTAATACCAGCAGATACTCCATCAGTTCCAGTTAATCCAGCAGCCAACGCTTGAACATTGGGAACAACTGTGGCAAGCATGTAATCAGCAAACTGTTTCATAATTGGAAGCAATGCGTTGCCAATTTGCTCTTTAGTTTCACTAAATGCTATTTCTAATTGCCTCATCTTAAACTCAGCGTTAGTTGCTTCGTTTTCGATAAATCCTTTGTAAGTTCCTCGAAGTATCTGCATGATTTCGTCATGAGATTTGTTCTTTAGGGTTGCAGCATCAATACCTAAACCAAGTTTGCCTAACGCTGCATTTTGACCATCAAAACTTTTACCTAAAGCATTTGCCACAGCTTCGAGTGGTTTTCCTGTGGCTACGGCAATTTCCTGTGAAAGCGTTAGTAATTCCTGAGCCTTAGAAACATCGTTTGTTGATCTGACTAATCGTGCTAAAGCAGGTCTTAATTCATCATCTGTAGTTGCCGTAGCAATTGACTGTTTTGTAATATAAGTATCAATTGCAGCAATCTGTTGTTCTGTGGCTTGAGTATTGGAACGGATAGTTTGCTCTAATGATTTTCTGGCTTTCTCATCCTGAGCAGCAGCTTTGGCAGCACTAATTGCAAACGCACCAGCAGCAGCACCAACGGCAGCAAATGCCAATGCAGCCTTTTTGCCAAAATCAGCAATTTGATCGGCAGATTTATTAACTACCTTTTCAGCATCGTTTAACCCTTTTTTAAGGTTATCAATATCTGCTGCGAGTGAGAGGGTTAAGGTTCTACTTGCCATCTGCAAACTCTTTTCTTATCTCCAAAATAATTTCCTCAAACTCTTTAATAATGGTTGGCTGCAAGTGTCTAATTGTAGGATAAATAAACCAGCCTCTTGAACCTGATCCTTTAGGCATTGCACCAGACCATCTTGGGAATTGCGGATAATTCTTAGATCCAAACTCTGATGCTGCACCAATACCAACACGATTGCCCTTTGTATCGTTGCGGGTGTTAAATTGTGTTGTTGCTCCACCTGAGAATTTTTGTCCTGCAAAACCAAAAGATATTTCACCAAGTAATGAGGATTTTTTTATTTTACCACCTTGAGCAACACGATCAGCAACCTTGCCTCTTGATGATGCAATACGGCGGATTTCGTTTAACTCTCTTTGTGCCAATTCACCAACACGACGCTTGGTTTCCTCAACTGCAATTTCGCTCATGTTTCTAATTACTTTTGCGAATTGCGCTAATTCTTTTTTGTCATAGACTATTAGGGGTTCGGTGCTACTTGCCATGCCGTTCCTCCAATATTTCTATAGCTGTTAAAATATCCTCTGCATCAACCCATTCACTCATCGGT